CCCATACCTATGTAAGATCTGTTCATATCAACACAACTTCCACCTAGAATCATTCACCAACAGTTACTCATAAAGATCATCATCATCTGTGAGAACTTCCTGATAATCGTCTGATTGCTTGAATAGGTCATCCAAGACTTCGTCTTGTGTCAACATATCAGTCTCAACATTGATTAGGTTGTAGAAGGCCTTCAATGGGCTCTTCATTATTCGGTCATGTGTCCTTTCTAAGGATTCCTTTATTGATTTCTTCTTAGTCCCTGTAGTCTCCCAGAGTGCCGTGATGATGTGCTCTTTCAATTGTTCAATCAGATTATCCATTGTTTGTCCATTGCCAAGTTGCTCATGTAACCAAGAGTAATAACATGGCAGCATTCTAGAGGGTTCTGATTTAACACTGTACATCCTGAAGAATGAATCCAATATTCTCAACCTAAGTTCTGCACCCTGTTGTAGGCTGCTTATGGTGTGGGCAGATTTCTGTGCCTTAGGCCGTTTATAACCAAATGATCTTATGGCCAATATTGTGTCTTCTTCCATCAGTCCTGCAAAGAAAGTCTCATCCTCTTCCTCCATTTGATTTTGGACTTCTTCAGCCCAGTCAATATGTGCATTATGGAAAACCTGCATAGTGGCTTCTTTTGCTTCCTTTTCCATTGCCTCTCTAAACATTTGTGAGAAATCTTTTTCCTCAGATGTGCTGTCATCTGTTTCAATCCCGTAGTGGACAACACCAAAGGAGCTCTCTTGAACCTCTTCACGGATTTCAACATAATCTTTGACATGTACTTGATCCATTTGTGATAGCTGAAGAACAATGTCAAAGTGGACATCCTCTCTAAAGAACTTTGTCAACTCACGCTCCGGCAATTCTGGTAAGCGTCTGTTAAAAAACCAGTTTTTATTCTCAAGTAATCTATTGAGCCTCACACCTTGGTAAAAGATGTCAGGATCAACTGTGGTGTCAGGTGGTAGCTCCAATGAAACATAATTGCATGTGCTGTGAACCACAGTTGCTGTCCTACCCTCCTTTGAGTCCAGGTGTACTGTGAGAACTCTGGCTTTCTCATCGTAATTTTTCACAACTCTAAAGTTGTTCAAATCCACAATCCTCCTGTATCTAAAGTTCTGCTGGAACTTGACATTGAGAACGGCACCATGCACACCATTTGCCTGACATCTAAAGATTGTTTTATTATTGTCTGACAGGAAGTAGTCACCAACTGACATGACTTTTCTCTTAAAAAAAGACTGGAATTCCATTCCTAAGGTCCTTGACATTGCCCTCAATGATTGTGTAAATACTGCTTCGTCCACAATAGACCTGCACTCTATAAATCTCCTGCCACGAATCTCATTTAGTGTGTAGCACTCATTTGCCTGACTCACCAAGCAGCTCAGATCACCAGACCAGGAGACCTTTCCAGAGTGGGACACTGTTTTTGTTTGCCTCCTTATGTATGTAAAGTTTTGTGATTTCCATTTAATGAGCATGTCCTTAAATTCATTGTTGTCGAAAATTTGTGAGGCAACAAGGGTCATCACCTTTTGTGTCTGTCTATCAAAACCACTTATGCTATTAATTGATCGAAGTATTGTTTTGCATTCTGAAGTCAATTCACCATCTCTAGTCCACGCAACAAGGCCATTTGGACCAATTTGTGTGATGCGTCCTGTTTCAAGCATGATTATTAGGTTGTGCAACAGCTTTATCTTATCAATCTTCCCAGCCATTGTGTTTGCCCAACTAATCTCTTCTTCTCTGAATCCAGAGTCTAGAATGCTAACCATCCCTGGGATATGATTGAACCTTTTTAGGTTTAGTAGAGTCATGTGTAGACTTGGTGAGCTTGGTCCATGGGCGAAAGCCTGCACTCGAGTAGATTGAGTGAGTTTGTAAATCCGTGTCAGATAAAAGAACATGTCAAGGGGTCTAACACCTCTCTGTCTACAATCCTGAGTGAAGGCTGTTAGGGAGCTCACATTCAAGTTTATCAATGTCTTAAACTCTTCCACATCTTCGTTAGACGCATCCTGCGACTCTCCAAACGCAGTCTGAAGTATCGTGCGTAGCCCTGATGAGAATTCATAATTGAAGTTATTCACAGTCCATAATCTGACAGCTTGAGAATATCTCTTTGAGGTGCTCTTAAGGGCACCAAATTTCCCAACAATTTGTTCCAGAACATCCAATGACTTGTGGTGCGGATACAGGAGTGGCAAGAGCTTGTCAAACTCGAGAGCTGGTTTCCCATTTGTGGTCTCCACACCGCACTTTAAATATTCCAAATAGGTCATTTTTAGGCTTTCTGTTGTGTAGACATCTTCCATAGTTTCGATGTCATATCCAGACTTCTTTGTCTTGGAGAAGCACCAGGCTTTTGCTGACTTGTAAGCTGCCAATCTTCCAATGTAAATGGCAGGTGATGTTCTTCGTAATGCTTGGGCAGCACCTTTTGTGAACAACTTTGATCGAACCAGCATCAAGGCTTCCTTGGGGGTTTGTGGTCCTCGTATTATCAAAAATGGATTCTGCTCAAAATACGCCTCCACCTCTTCTGCTTTAGAATGTGTTCTTTCTCTCATTCCAGCAAGCTGCTTAACCAATCCTTGGGTTATTCCGAAATGGTCCTTTTTCAACAAGTCATCCTCTTCTCTTGCAAAAAGCTCATCCTGTTCTCTCTTTGACAATTCCGTGTACAGCAAACGAAGGGCCTTGTTTTTCTTATCTCCGCTCTTGAATATTCGGTAATTGTAAAAATCAGGACCCATTAGATCCTGCAAGTCAGAGTCATATTGAGGGTAAATTCCAAAATCATAAGGTATGGTCTTGGTTGGCTGATTGAACACTGTCTGTAAGTCATTTGTGCCACCTAACCCTGTTGAGAAGATGTTGTAGAAATGCCTGGAGTTTAATGAGTGCGCATACTGACAAATCAGTGATGAACAGCCATTCTCTCTCATTTGCCTAATTCGGGCGAACGACTCACTAACAAACCCAGCGCATGAACTAGTTTCTATTGAATCTGTGGCTGCTAGACTATACTTTATTGTGGGTGAGAGGGTCTCAAGAATGGCCATATAAGCAGAATTCAGCTCATACATCACATTGCCAGATGCCGATTTTATTGACAATTCCATGCAATGCAGCCTTTCTGAGACCCTTTCACACTGACCTAACAACTTGGCTTGGAACCTGGAGGTTTGTTTTGAAAGATCCATGCCAATTAACGTTCCTTTGTCATCAGAACCAAGCCTTGTCTTCCATCGGATGTGACATTCCTGATTCAACTGCCTTAGACACTCATGGAATAATGCATCCCTTAAGCTTATTGAGGAGAGGCCTAAAACACTAGAGTTGTAATGCGGTATACCTTGGCACATATTTGAATGGTTCTGGAAGTAAGGCTTCCCATCTCTCAGGAACTTCTCCTTTAAACTCTGCATTGCTGGGTCTTCATGCTTAGCATCTCGGTGTAATTCCCACTGTTCAACAAGCTTTCTTGGGTACTCTATTTCTTTGTTTGAGTGTGCAAGAAAGATGTGTTTTGCGAGGCTCTGCATGCCTGGGTGATCTCTAAAGTGCTCCAAGTGGATGTGAGCGAATATCACGGGGATGAACTTTTGGCACCAAACAGTCATATCGTAAGACTCCTTTATCACTTGAACAGGGGTACCTTCTGGGAAGGAAGAGGTCACTTCTTCAAAATCACCACGCATCATAAGCCTCTTATCCCTGCCTTTTGTTAAGATTTCTCGCTTATCTGACTTGCAGAGAAGTCTGGCCACCTCTTCAACAATGTTCATCATAACTCTAGCTTTGATGAAGAGGATTATTATCTCTCTGACACCCCCAATTTGACCTTTCTTAAAAATTTGAATTAAGATCTTAAAGTCCTCATTCCCCTTGCCAGAGTACTTCATTGCCACATCTGATGCTGTCATCAACTCCTCATTTTCCAAAATTTCAGCAATTAGTTCGATGGCTTTTGTTCTCACCCCAATCTTCCTCACCTCTTTCAAGTCTGAAGGGTTCACAAATCTTGCTATGTCTTTCACAGAAGCCTTGAATGTTGCATAATCGGATAAAGGTTTAGATAAAATTGCTTCAAGCTTGTCTGAATTCATCCAGGAGCTGTTGTCACCAAGGTTTTCCGGGTGAGTATTCTGCTTCCTCAATCCAACTCTGACTGCCTTTGAGCTGTAAAAATGGCTCTCAGGGTTTTCAGAGAAAGCATGGTTTATGTCTTCTGCGATCGATGTGTGGCCTAGAAAATAGTCAACCTTCCCCTTGTCTGTTTTACGCTTAGCTAATTCCTTATTGTACTTCATTTCTTCTTTGACAATTTTCTTCAAAATACTTAGAGCATCTTGTGCAGCATTCTGCCTGTCTTTATTGTACGCCATACACCAATAGATTTCGTTGAGATTGTAAGCTATTGGGACAGAACCCCCAAAGCAGAAGATTCTTGGAAGGAGACTGGTGACGCCTGTGGTTGTTTCGTCATAAAGACCTGTTTCGTTGTCTCTATTTGGGTTAACAATCTTGACTAGATCTGTCAAAGGCATTCTACAAATCATAGAGCAAGATTCTACAGACCTCTGCAACATAAAGGACTGGATGACAGAATTTACACGGCTTGGGAATTTGGCAGCTAACCCTTCAAATTGCTTATCACCAATACTCTTCATCCAAAGGTATCTCAAGGTCTGATTTGTGACACTTGTGAGGTGCTTATTTTCGAGGTAGGTCAAAGCCAAAAGAGTGTAGTTCCCGTTTGCAAGTTCATCCTTCAACCCGTCTCTGTAGGTGAAGTTGGGCCTAACGGTTCTCTCAACATTTGCCATCAGTGTTGTTGTCACACGATCAAAGGCCCTCTGCCAGTGTTTAAGTCTGTCAACATCAACAGACACCCACTTACTTTCCCAATGATCACCAACAGGATACCACTCTTTTGACAGACCACCGGTCAACGGCTGTGTTAGAGAAATTATTTTAACAAACTCTGTGTTGTGTTCTGTCCTCAGTTGAGCACCTGGTGCAACAAGGAAGTACACATCTCGTATTCCACTGTACCCAAGGACATACTGACCTGTGGAACGACGCCTCATGCTATTCAAGACAATTTCATTAGATATACACTGATAAAACATTAGCATCTTGCTTGTTGGGTGCTCAAGAATTCTCTCAGTTGACTTTTCAAGTTCTATAGAGAGTGTCAGTCCAGTTATTGAAAGATCGGGGAAGTCAATTTCCTTCAACTCACCGGAATTTTTATTGTCCTCTATATCAGAAATGAACTCTTGTAGGATTCTTGAGTGATCTGGGCTGACTCCTATATGCTTTGGGACTTCACGCTCTGGCTTTAGACCATTTCTTTTAAGGTAAGCTTTCCGACCCGGCCCTTCTAGTTGCTCTTCAACTTGAATGGCTGGAGGCAAGTTCAATCGTATGATTCTATCATCTTCTTCTGGTTTGGTAAGGAACAATGCTTGTTTAATAAAATCCAAGTAACCACCAGAGCACCGGGTCGTCCTAAGGATGCTGCAAGATTCCTCAAAGGACTTTGGCTCTTCAATCGCAGTCCTTGGCATACCCAATTGGAGGATCTTAGGGAGCTTTTTTGTTGTTGGTTTAGAATCAAACAAGGCCTTGAACTCTGCCTGCATTGTCACTGGTTCAATTGGTCTGGGTTCAGGAAATGGCCTCCGGTGTGGTTTGTTATTGATGATACAAGTAGCCATCCTTTCAATGTACTCTTCATCAGTGAGCATATCTTTGCCAGGCCCTTCCATGGCCATATTCACATAGTCAACAGGAACAGTTACATTTGTGGCTTGCCTCACTTGATCTATTATGGTTGATGATTCCAAAGAATATTGCAATCTGCTCAAGTTGTACTTTCCTAACTCACTTTTCCGGACGTTGCCAAATTTTGGATTTGAGTGGATGAGCCTCATGCTAGTCAGAAAATCCCTTAAGATTGTCTTAAACATTTCGGATATTGCAGAGAAGGACTCTTCCCATTCAGGGTCTGTCAGATCAAAGGTGATCACGTCCAACCTTGCTCGAAACCCACTGGCCTGCAAAAACTTCATCAAGTCTTTGTACCGTTCTTTTTTCTGGTTTATTGCAAAGGCTGGGTTATAGGTGAATGTCACTTCTCCCAAGTGTAACTCGTCCTCACGAATTGAGAACAAATCAGGCTGCTGTTTTGTCAGACGAACATCCATTGTACTCAACCCTATCTCCTGCAACCTAAAGGGTTGAAACCTGAAGGTACCATTGTCAATCAGTGCATGACAGAGAATGTCATGCATATATCTTCTGAACTGCCAGTATTGACCCTCAGTTTCAGGCATATATGACTCAGGTGGCATTAGTCCTGAGGCTAAGGAATCCAAAGATTTGCTGGCGCCCAGGGTTTCAGTGACACTTCTTGCCACGGCGGCACGATTCATGAATGTTGTTGTCATTATGTTTTGCGTTAATATGGGG